TTTATTTCCCCAAATATGATCTAGAATTCTCAGGAAAACCTGGAACTATGATCATGTTTCCTAGTGAAGTTGAGCATGAGGTCAAGGAACAATTGACTGACAATGAACGTGTCACAATTGCTTTCAATATTATTCATAAAGATGATGCCACTTGAATGCTATAAAACTTATCTTGCGATGAAGCAACACTTCACCAAGGATAGTTACGATTACTTAAAATATTGTGGTAGGATCAAAGCATCTCCTGCTGCCTTTAATAAAAGGAAGGATAGGTATTTCTTTGAAAGAATGTCTAGGCAAAAGAATGATACAGACATTGTAAAGAATGGAGAGAAGACTTTTACAGCGTGGCAGAAAAGAAATCAATCTCTTACATATATCTTTAAAAATGAGGTTGAGGAACTATTTGGAGACAAAGACTTTGATGAAATGTTTTATATTGATGGCAATCGTCATCCAAAAATTTTAAAAGAATTCCTAAAAGGAAATGTTTCTATTGAAACGTTAATTATTTTAGAAAAGATACTTGGATACAAATCTAGGTTCGATAAGAAACTTGCAGACCCTGTATGGGAACTGATATCATATCGTATTAACAAGTATGCACCCTTTCTAAATATTGACGTATTTCGCTATAAAAAAATTTTAAAGGAGACAATTTTATGAGTTTCTTCGACTCCGAAGTAGTTCGAGCAGAGATGACAGAGATCCAAGAACTTCAAGAAGAAGTTTATACAAAGGTCTTTGAGTTCCCTTCCATGTCGAAGGAGGACAAGATCGATCATGTTCAAATGCTGGAACGTCTGTTGGAGAAACAACGTGTGCTCTACACACGTCTGTCTCTCTCCGATGATTCTGAGGCAAAAATGATGAAGGAGAACATTGCCAAGTCCGCAAGGATGATGGGGATGCCTGCTAACATTGATATGAGTATCGTCTTCGCCAACATGGAGAAGATGCTCAAAACTATGCGTCAGCATGTTGACAAGGACCCATCCTGAGTCCTATAATAACGAAGTACACACAAGCCAAACTACAAGCCAAATCTAATGTCTTTTTCTGATCTTAAAAAACAGTCCCGTCTCGGTTCACTCACTTCCAAACTGGTTGCTGAGGTTGAAAAGAGTGCCGTCAAAAGCGGTGGCGCAGACGAGCGACTGTGGAAACCATCCCTCGATAAGAGTGGTAATGGTTATGCCGTAATTCGTTTTCTTCCTGCTCCTGAGAGTGAGGATATTCCCTGGGCAAAAGTGTACAGCCACGCCTTCCAAGGTCCTGGTGGTTGGTACATCGAAAACTCTCTGACTACCATTGGTCAGAAGGATCCGGTGTCCGAGTACAATCGTGACCTGTGGAACAGTGGTAACGACGCGGACAAGGAGACTGTCCGCAAGCAGAAACGTAAACTGTCCTATTACAGCAACATCTATGTTGTTAAGGACTCTACCAATCCCGAAAACGAAGGCAAAGTATTCCTGTTCAAATATGGCAAGAAAATCCACGACAAAATCCTCGCTGCCATGCAGCCAGAATTTGAAGATGAAAGTCCTATCAACCCCTTTGACTTCTGGCAAGGGGCAGACTTCAAACTTAAAATTCGCAAGGTGGATGGTTACTGGAATTATGACAAGTCAGAGTTTGATTCTCCTGCACCTCTCCTTGATGACGATGATGCGCTTGAAGCAATCTGGAAGCAAGAATACTCCCTAGCAGAGTTCACCGCTCCTACTAGTTTCAAGTCCTATGAAGATCTGGAACGTCGTCTGAATCAAGTCCTGCGCGTAAAGCAGCAACGTATGGTTCAAGATGAATCATTTGAGGACGAGTCAGAGGGTCGTGGTAATTTTAACGACGCTGATATTACCCTGAGCAATGCTAAGAAAGCATCTGCACCAGCTCCGGTTAAGGATGAAGATGAGGATGATGCCCTGAGTTACTTCCAGAAACTCGCTGAGGCATGATCATTTGATCTTGATGTTATCTCCCTTCTTTAATCTGTCATTGACGTATTGAGAGGAGGGAGAGTACGTCATAATTCTCTCTAAATCATCCAATACAATACCCAAGAAGGCTGGTCTCAACACGTAGATCAGTCTTCTTTCATTTTGTAGACGTGTTTCAAATTGTTCGTTTGTAATACCATCAGTGATTTCTGATGCAATTACTTCTTTTCCTTGCACAGGATCTCTGTATGTAATGGAGAAGTTTTCATCTACTTCAAGACCTGCTGGAACAATCAGATTATCACCTTGATCTCTGACTTCTTCTGTCTCATAGTGATGAATCTCATTGGCACCAGCAATAGATCCATACTTATCAATCAAATGATTCTTAAAAGATTGATTTGTCATAGGCCATTCTTCTCTCACGTTCATGATATTATTGACGTGCAAGATAACCCAGTCTAATTCTGGATCACCATAGAATTTTACTGCCACATTATCAGGTCTTTCATCACCAACAATGGTGTATCGAGTGAACGCAGTAAAGTTTTGAAAGAGATCCTCTCTTACTTTTGCTCTTCTAAAAAAATTTTTTACTTCAATGTAGTCAGTGCTGGATACTTTTTTATCCAGTCGTGAGACGTAATTGAAGTCGGGTAGTTGACTGAAATAACCCATTAGAATCCCATGCCCTTAGCGCCTTCACCACTCTCATAATCCTTATCGTATATAGGTTCAATCTCCGAGAATGAAAACTGCAAGTTGTATGCCACTGGTGAACCATCTGCATAGGTGGCATATGCACCATCGGGAGTGTAGTTCACACCAAAACTAGTCAATGCACATGGTTTAATACGATTTAAGAAGGGATGATCTTGACTCTTATATTTGAAGTCAATGAAGAAAATGTTAGGTGTGTATAAGAATAGAGCACCACCTTTCAGTTTAGGTGCCATTGCTTTCTTAAACATTCTAACAATTTTTTTACATTCTAATGCCTCTGACTTATCTCTGGGAGTCATTATGTATTGGAATTGAAATGTTCTCAACGATGGACCTTTGAATAATAGTTCAAGATTACTATTCAGAACAGCACCCGTTGTTCTGGTGAGGATGTTACCACCACCAAGAATTGATTCTGTGATTTTAGCTTTAATGACAGATTTTACCCCAGTGGCATCTGCTTCTGCTGCTGCCACGACTCTATCAACAGCAGATCCAAGTCCATCGCCCTCGCCCAGAAATCCCATGGCCAAATCTGCACCTGCTGCTTGAAATGCATTCATCTCAGAGCTACTGAAATCAGTTTGGTTTTGATCACTAACATTTCTTGGTATGGGTAGAATGACGGATCCTACCGGATTCTCTCTCTTAATTCTTGATGTTGGTCTGCCCGCTAATCCATCTCCCTCTATAAGGGCTCCAAAACCTCCTTTACCACCTGGAACATATTCAACAATGGTGAACAGGACATGATCATACTGACCATCAATCTGACCCGTGGGATAACGAGCCATTGATCCATCTAGATCTTGAACCTCTGGTGGTTTTTCCTCAGTCTGCGTATCATCACCACCTGTTTCCTCACCATTTCCTGTTGGTGGTGCAGGAGTTGTATCATTATCTGGTGCTACGGGTACAGTTTCATTTTTGATATTGATTTTATTTCCATATCCTCCGTTTTTCAATATACTCAACTGCTCAGGTGTTGCATTTTTGTTGAGGATTGCTTGATTTTCGTTCTCAACTACACCTTTAACCGCTGCATTTAATTTCTTCGTTAATTGTTTTCTATTGAAAGGGGTATCAATAGCCGCCGAACCTCTAATTCCTAGTAATGCTGCCTGTGCTGAGCGACTACCCTCAGAAAATACTACGCTGCCACCACCTGCTGCCGTTCCACTACCAATTAAACGACCTTGGGAATCTTTTACGGTGAATGAACCGTTTTCTAAGTTTGACTTGACAGTCACTTGCTTACCATTAATAGCAAGTTTAGAACTTTTCGTAGACACAGGATCTTTTTTAGTTATTTATCCGCTTACGCTAAATTTCTTATACGGTATGGTGCGAAGAGTTGCGAACTCTTCTGCGTTCACTCTATACATCGGACCAATAATTTCTGGAAACGTGTAGTTTCTTACCATATTCCAGTGATAATTAAACCCTTTGAATCCCCAACGTGTGATATCAACAATCTCTACCAGAGGATGTTCATCATATAATAACTCTGGTGTCTTTGCTTGGTATATGAAGGTATAGAATGCTCCCACACTGTCAGGCACATATTCAGTATCACCAAGAGCTTCCATGATGTCCATCATCAAATCATCTGGACCTTTTGTTCCACTTTTATCTAATATTCCAGACAGACGATTCCTTCTTGCTCTTCTTTCTGCGAGAGTTTTTCTTGGCATTCTTAAATACCCAGTTCTTTTTCGGTGATGATTTTGAATTCATACCTACGATCATCACAGTATTCTTGTGCTGCCTTCCACTTCGCTTCATTGACAGCATAGGTTTTCATCTCACTCAAATATTTTTTAGATTTTTTCTTCGGCGGTACAGTCTGTTTAAGCGGTTTAACTTCGATAATGTACCTCTTAACCCCTCCGTTTCTGGTTCGTGTTCTGACATAGAAGTCGGGAAAATAGCGATGAATCCTACGATCAACAGGACTGATGTACGGAATCGCAATCTCTTCGCTACCCCATTCCAGAATATTTTCATTTCTATCGCACCAGTTCATGAACTTTAACTCCCAAAGAGAGCGATAAATAATTTTAGTGGGGTCACCTTTGTATTTCAAGTAGTTACTTGGTTTAAATTTCCCCTTATAACTCATACATAGTATAGTATACTGGTAGGTATTTAGATGTCAGGTGCAGTTCCGTTTAGGGTACTAAGTACAAGCGACTTTATCAAACGTTTTGCTCACCTGGCACAAACCAGTCAATTTCGTGCTGTGTTGCAGATTGGATCTCTACCCTTTTCAAATCAATTTAATCCTCAGGGTGGTAGATACTATGATGATCTGAGTTTCTTATGCAACGCTGCTTCTCTGCCGGGTTCTAGTTTCTCAACTACTGAGAACTTGCAGGATTATTATGGTATCAATCAAAAGTATGCATACCGCAGAGACTTTGATACTTTAACCCTTGATTTTTATGTTGATGCAAAATATCAGACACTAAAATTCTTTGAGTTATGGATGGATTACATCGCCAGTCCTGGTAATTATTCTGTTGTTACTAATTCAGATCAGACCTCAGAAATTTCTTTCTATCGATTCAAATATCCAAAGGAACAGGGAGGATATAAGTGCAGAATTGATCTTCATAAATTTGATAAAGATTATGGAAGCACTAAGAACGACATCCTTTATACATTTGTCAACGCTTTTCCAAGTAGTCTCGCTTCTATTCCTGTCTCGTATGATGGTGGTGATGTTTTAAAGTGTAGCGTGACGTTTACATACGACAGATACTTTGTCAATAGAGGCGGTGGTAGCACTGTTCAAGAGGCAGATGATACAACAAATCCAGTGACCCCTCCACCAAATAATCCTAGTGCAAGTGGTCCAACAGATACCCAAGCAACTGCCGGTGATGATCCTCGTAGACCTAGTGTTAATTCTGACTCTTCGCTTAGAAGTAATCTTAATACAGTAACAGAAGAAGATCGCAGGTTGATTGAGGAAGAGAGACAATTGGTCAGAAATTCCTTACAACTCTTCTAAAACCACAATAAATAAAAACACTGAATTGTATAGGAGATTATGCCTTTACCAAAAATTGCGACACCATATTATGAACTTGAATTACCATCAACAGGAGAGACGGTAGAATATAGACCCTTCCTTGTAAAAGAAGAGAAACTTTTGGTCCTGGCAATGGAAAGTCAAGATCAGAAACAAATCACAAAAGCAATCAAAGAGGTGCTTGCCTCTTGTTTAAAGACTGATATTAAGGTAGACAAACTACCTACCTTTGATATTGAATATCTTTTCCTCAACATCCGTGGTAAGTCAGTTGGTGAAGAGATTGAACTTAAAATTATTGCACCCGATGATGAAGTCACAGAAATTCCTGTGATGATTAGCATTGATGATATCAAAGTTGAGAAGAATGATGAGCACCCCAGAGATATTGATCTTGGTAGTGGACTCTCGATGAGAATGAAGTATCCATCTCTCAGTCAGTTCATCAATGAAAACTTTGATCTCACTGACGGATCTAATGTTCAGAAAACTTTTGACTTGGTGGGATCATGTATTGATACCATCTATAATGAAGAAGAGGCATGGTCCACTGCTGACTGCACCAAGAAAGAACTGGAAGATTTCTTAGGGCAACTGAGTTCAAAGCAATTTCAAGACATTGAGAAGTTCTTTTCTACAATGCCTAAATTATCTCACACTGTTTCTGTTAAGAATCCTAAGACCAAGAAGAAGAGTGAAGTTGTATTGGAGGGTTTGTCCAGTTTTTTCGTGTAGCTATGTCTCACATGAATTTGGAGGCATATTTTCGACTTAACTTCGCCCTCATGCAGCATCATAAATACTCATTGACTGAGATTGAAAACATGATGCCCTGGGAAAGGGATGTATACGTTGAACTTTTGAAACAACATATTGAGGAACAAAAGTTAGAGCAAGAGAGACAACGGAATGCTTAGTCTACCAGCAGGAGGAACCGGTAAGAAGATCGATCCAGCAAAACTGTTTGGTGAGGATAAGTATGACCAATATTACCAAGAACTTTTATCTGAGGGTAGAATAGATGGTGATAATGTCTCTCCTGACGAGAGAAAAGAAGGTGTAAGAGCATATAGAAAAGGAAAGATTGACTTTGAGAAGTTTGTCAACAAAGTTTTAAAAGTCAAAGAGGAAGTTTTAACAGCACCTAAAACAGGACAGACAAAACTAACTGGCAGCACTTTCATGCCGAAAGCATTGCCTCCGGCAAAAGATTTAAAACCAGTGGATGAGGACATCCCAGATGATTTGGATGATCTTCTTAATGATATTCGATCAGAACAAGATGATCTTCAAGCAAAGATTGATGCGCTCTTAGAAGAGGTTCGCAGAGAAGATGATGTTGATGGTCTTAATACAAGACTAGATGATCTTCTCGATAACATTCGCACGATGAATGAGATTGAGGAGCAACAGGCAGAGATAAATCGACAGAAAGAAGAAAAGAAAAAACGAAAGGCAAAAGAAAAGAAATTAGAATCGTTCAAGAAGTTTATCTTTGCACCAATTAAGAAAGCATTTCAACCAGTTCAAAACTTCTTGCAAAAGTTTTTTGATGCAGTTATCAAGCTTGTACTTGGCAAAGCACTTCTTAAATTGATTGATTGGTTTACTGATCCAGAGAATAGAAGTAAGATAGATTCAATATTCAGATTTGTCAAAGATTTTTGGCCAGCGATTGCTGCTGGGTTCTTGATAGTTGGTGGTGCCTTAGCATTATTAGGACTCAAAATTCTTGGACCCATTGCTCTCGCTGTTGCTGCTTTGATTGCACTCACAGCAGGTCTAGCAGCTCTTGCAAAGGCACTAGGTTTTGGTCCGGGTGAACAGGAAGAGAAAACTGATAAGGTTCTTAAAGACGATTTTGATGGTGATAAACAAAAAATGATTGAAGATCTGAAAGAGCAAAAAGAAAACCTGAATCTTTTTGAGAAGATGCAGGGAAAGGGCGCAGAGATTGACGAGCAGATTTATTTGTTAGAGACTGGAAAAACAAAGTCTTATACTTTTGACGGAGATACACCAGACACTGTTGATAAAGATGTAACACCACCAAGTGCTGATAAAAATGCTGATAAAAAAGAAACACCAACTGTCAGTGGTCGATTTGATACGGAGGCGATGCAAGGATATATTAATGAACAACCTGTTCCTTTGGAGGAATATGAAGCCTTTACGAACATGAGTGCCGAAGAGAGGGTTCAGAAGTATGGTGCTGTGAAGTTAAATGTTGGTGGGGTTGTTCCAGAGGAGATGAGTCTATTACAAAGACTAGATCAAAACTTTGGTGACCTTCCTTTCATTGGTGGTGTAATAAAAACTGCCTTAGGTTATGAAGATAGAATAAACTATCGTAATGCAGACCCAAGACTTCGTGAGATGATGGGTCTTACGAAGAGTAAACCTCAACCTAGGGGATTACAGTTTAGAGACACTTCTCCAATTGGAACTGATACTGTTCCTGCCATGCTCACACCAGGTGAGACAGTGCTTCAAGTTGGTGCAAGAGAGAGAATGATGGACATGATTGGTATTGATCCACTCATGTTTAACATTGGACCAAATGCTAACAAACCAAAGGTTCGTGGCGAAAGACAAGGATTCTCTGGCGGTGGTCAAGTAGGAAACAAACATCCACACCTTCAAAAATTAGATGATGCTAATATTAAAAAAGCATCAGCACCGATGGGATATTGTGTTACTGGATCCCTTGATACTATGTTAAAGAGTGGTGTTCCTGAACCTGCTGCTACTGGAAACGATGCAGGTAACAATCCAAGAGGTGCAATTTCTCAATTAATGCAGGGTCCATTTAATTGGAAAAGCATGGGTGGATCAGCAATTACTTTGAGAAGTCCATATGGAGAAGTTAAGGCAGGAGTTTATAACAAAAATCAATACAGTAAATTAGTGGATGAAGGAAAAGTTCCATCTGGTGCATTAGTGTTCCAATCAAGATTCAATGATTGGAATGGAACCTCTCCTGGGTCGAGTGGATATGATATGGCAATCGCGCAGCAGGGTGGTAAGAAGCATTGGAATGGACAACCGATGCCAAAATTTGTTTATGGAGCTAACACTAAAAAAATTATTGTTCTCACACCAGATGGGAAACAAGGTGATGGTGAGGACGTTAAGATAACAGGTGAAGATAATGTTCCACCAAGTTCTGCTGGATATACTTCACCAGTTGTATCTGGTGCATCAAATCCAGTGACGAAATCTGGTGGTCTTGCTCCACCATCGTCTAAACCTGCTGCTGGTGCTCAGGGCACGGTTCCTATTCCCATTCCTGTTGGTGGTCAACAGAAACCACCATCACCTAATAGTGATGTGCCATCCATCAGTAGTATTGATGGACATAATGTAAGTCTCTATGTCATGAGATCCATGTATAATCTTGTATAACCAATGGCATTACCAGCACTTATCGGAGGTATAGCAAGAGGAGCATCAATGGCTGGTAAAGCCAGATCTGCAACTAAACTGCTGCCTGGTGGTAAGAAAGG